CTGTATAAACAATGCTATGATACATGCAGTTGAGAAAAACTCAACAGATGGGAGGTGGAAAAATGCCAAGTACTTATGATTACAGAAAATTAAGAGGAAGAATAAAAGAAAAATTTGGTACACAAGCTGAATTTTCGAAAAATATAGGCCTCTCGGAAGTTTCTGTGAGTAATAAGCTTAATAATGTTGTTGACTGGGGGCAAGAAGAAATGGAACATACAATTGCTGTATTAGAAATTCCATATTCTGATATACATGCATATTTTTTTACTCATACAGTTGAGAAAAACTCAACAGATAGGAGGACGAATGAATAACTTAAGAAGAAACACTATTACTTCAATGGAAGTAGCAGAGATGGTAGGAAAAGAACATAGCAAATTACTTAGAGACATCAGAAATTATGTGGCGCAGTTAGGAGAAGCCAAAATTGGATTCACCGATTTCTTTAAGGAAGCAACTTATACAACAGAGCAGAATAAGATTCTTCCATGCTTTCAGGTCACAAAGAAAGGCTGTGAGTTTATTGCTCATAAGCTGACTGGACAGAAGGGAACTGAATTCACTGCAAGATACATAAACCGTTTCCATGAGATGGAAGATGGAAAACTTCCTTGTCCTTTGAATCCGATTATTGCATCTAGTGTTGCAGAGCTTGGCAGAGTTACAGATCGAATCATGACAAAGCAGGGTTCAGCACCATATAAGATTGCCGAGGCATTCAAAAGAGAATGTGAGCAGTTTGGCATTTCGCTTCCAGAGGACTTCGTGAAAGTTCCAGAGTATGAGCAGATGAGATTGCAATTGGAAACAAACTAGGATGCTGGCTTATTTGGAGAGGAGTGCGTAATGAAGAAAAAATATTTTCCAACAGTATGTAATGAGACAACCAAATACGGAAAAGAAAAATTTACTATTAGCTGCGTTGGTGATGACAGCGAAGAGTATGAGCTTACAATTTCGGGGACTGGTGGAAGCAAATATGCTGTGAAAGCATTAAAGCGTGCAATTGAAATAATTTCTGGGAGGTGATAATTGTGGATGAAAAACTTCTTAAAATAGCGGCTGAGTTCATTGAGGAGCTTAAAGAAGCCCCACCAGACGATTATTTGCAGATTAAATTGATGCTGTTGTCTGTTGTGAGACATAAAGCAGTTGACAGCTTCTTACATAAAATATTTCAGTTGGCAGAAGAGAGAAGACCACTACTACTTGAAATGTTATGAAGTAACTCCGTACAACCATGATCCATACCATAGTAACGGGGAGGTGATTGTGGATGGAAATTAAAATCGTTCCCAGATTTTTTATAAATGGCGTGCTGTATACAATAGATCAGCTTCCAAAAGAACAGGTAGCCAAGATCGTCGAAGAACGTGTTGATCAGGCAATGTCCCGGATCAATTTTGAAAGGCAGAAGGCTGCCGGGTAAGGCAGCAGAAAGGAGGCAAGCTGTGAAGCGTAACATAATCATATCTGTCATCATAGGCACCCTTGCTACATACCTGCCGTTCTGGCAGTGGGACGGACTGCAGGTTGCAGGAGCAATGGCATTATCAATGCTTGCATGGATGCTGATACAGGGAACAGAGCCGGAAGGGAGGAGACATGTGGGATAAATTACTTACATTCGCACCATATATATTTCTTATTTTGTTTTGGATATGGATTGTGCTGAAAAATTAGTGAGTACTAATGTAGCCCAAAAGAAGAACTAATCTGGAAAGGAGGAGACCATGGTTTTAGAAAAAATGATAGATGAGTTATATGAGCTTTCGAAGAATGCTATAGCAAGCGGAATCCATGTAAGTTTCGAAATAGGATTAGCTGGATATCCATGCCGGGTTTGGGTGATGGGACCGCAAGAAAGCAAAATGACTACTTATGATATCTATCGTGACAAAGCATTGATGGAAGAATCCGTTAAAAACTACGAAGCGGCTAAGGAACATCTTACACGGTTGTTAAAAGAAAATGGATCCTGAGAGTTGGGGCTCATCAGGATCCGGTGTCCAATGGACAAAAACAGTTTATCACCCTTTCATTGTAGAAGGGTAGAAAGGAAAAGTCAATGATTAAAGTGGAGAAAAAAGGAAATACAACGAAGGCGACAGTTGAGGGGAACACATATGTGCTGGTGGATGAATTTCAGACTGTATTACATGCACTGTATCAATTGCTTGAAAAGAACATTAAAGAGTCAGAAAGTGTAACCCCACGGGATCTTATGCACTCAATGGTGGAAGATGTGGTGCAAAAAGAAAAGGAGATGAGATAAGACATGAGTATGAAAATTAATCGTCTCGAGATCGAGAATGTAAAACGTATCAAAGCAGTAAAGCTGGAACCGGTACAGAACGGCTTAACCATCATTGGCGGAGATAATCAGCAGGGCAAAACATCAGTCCTGGATTCCATCGCCTGGGCACTTGGCGGGGAACGTTACAAACCTTCCCAGAGTACAAGAGAAGGCTCCATGGTGCCGCCGAACTTACATATTGTGATGAACAATGGTTTGGTAGTGGAGCGTAAGGGAAAGAACAGTGCCCTCAAGGTTACGGACCCGAATGGCCAGAAGGCCGGACAGCAGCTGCTTAATGAATTTGTGGAACAGCTTGCCCTGGATCTTCCAAGATTTATGGAAGCCTCCGGAACAGAGAAGGCAAAAGTGCTTTTGCAGATCATTGGCGTGGGACCTCAGCTTGCAGAACTGGAAAAGGAAGAAAAAGAGCTTTACCAGGAGCGTCTGTATGTAGGACGTACCGCTGATCAGAAAGAGAAATTTGCAAAAGAGCAGCCTTATTACCCGGAGGCTCCAAGAGATCTGGTGTCACCCTCTGAGCTGATCAGACAGCAACAGGAGATTTTGGCAAAGAATGGAGAAAACCAGAGAAAACGCGATCAGGCTGCACAGCTCAGGGAATCTGTGAAGCGTGCCCATGAGGAAGTAATCAGATTGTCTGAGCTTCTGGAAGCAGCCAAGCAGAAACATCTGCAGCTGGTAAAAGATCTGGATATTGCAGAGACTTCTGCAAAGGATCTGACGGATCAGTCCACAGAAGAACTGGAAGCTAATATCTCCAATATCGAGGAAATCAACCGTAAAGTCAGAGCCAACCTGGATAAGGAAAAAGCGGAGGATGACGCCAAAGAGTACCGTACCAAGTACGACAATCTAACAAAGCAGCTGGAAGAGACAAGGGATAAGAAGAATGAGCTTCTGACTTCTGCAGAGCTTCCTCTTCCAGAGCTATCCGTAAAAGATGGAGAGCTGGTCTATAAAGGCCAGAAGTGGGACAACATGTCCGGTGCGGAACGTCTGAAGGTTTCTACCGCTATTGTCCGCAAACTGAACCCGCAGTGCGGTTTCGTTCTTCTGGACAAGCTGGAGCAGATGGACAGAAAGACACTGCAGGAGTTTGGAGAGTGGCTGGAAGCAGAAGGACTCCAGGCAATTGCTACCAGAGTTTCTACTGGTGATGAGTGCAGCATTATTATTGAAGACGGTTATGTGGTTGGACAGGAACATCCGGAAGAACCACAGCCAAAAGCATGGAAGGCAGGTGCATTTTAAATGGAAATTATCAGAGGCGTGATCCCCTGTGCAAAGAAGGTGGTCATTTACGGACCAGAGGGAATTGGCAAATCCACTTTTGCCAGCAAGTTCCCGGATCCGGTGTTTATTGACACGGAAGGAAGTACCAATTCAATGGATGTTGCGAGACTTCCCAAGGCGTCCAGCTGGCAGATGTTGCTGGACCAGGTGGATTACGTCCGCACACATCCGACTATGTGCAAGACCTTGGTCATAGATACCATTGACTGGGCGGAATCTATGTGTATCCGGCATATCTGCGACAAGCACAGAAAGTCCGGTATTGAGGACTTTGGTTACGGAAATGGTTATGTTTATGTAAAAGAAGAATTGGGGAAATTCCTTAATCAGCTGACAGAAGTTGTAGATGCTGGTGTCAACGTGGTTCTTACTGCACATGCGCAGATCAGGAAGTTTGAACAGCCGGATGAACTGGGAGCTTATGACAGATGGGAGCTGAAGCTGGGAAAGAAAACAGCGTCCCAGACCTCACCGCTGATCAAGGAATGGGCGGACATGCTACTGTTTGCCAATTATAAAACATTCTCTATTGCAGTGGATGATAAAGGGAAAAAGCGGAAAGCCCAGGGCGGTGAGCATGTAATGTACACCACCCACAATGCCTGCTGGGATGCAAAGAACCGCTACGGTCTGCCAGATGAAGTTCCATTCAGTTATGATTCTATCCGGACAATCATTGAGGGAAGTGCTGCGCCAGTGAAGGAAACACAGCCAAAATCTGTACCAGCGCAGCAGCCGGTACAGGCTCAGCCAACTGTACAGCCTCAGCCGACTACGGTACAGGAAGCTACAAAGACAGAACCTGCTGTTACTGTTGGGGAGCAGATGAACCTTCCGCTTAATGAACCACAAAAGACTCCGGAACCGACAGCAAGGAGCAGCACCATTGATCCCGGAATTCCTAAAGCTTTACGTGACCTGATGGAGAGTAACCAGGTAGATGAATGGGACATCCAGAACGTAGTGGCAGCAAGAGGGTATTATCCCTCTGATGTAAAGGTGAAAGATTATGACATGGACTTTATCAATGGCTGTCTGATCGGGGCATGGCCACAGGTATATGGAATGATCAAAGAAATGAAAGCGACACAACAGGTGCCGTTTAATTAAAGGAGGATAAGAATTTATGGTAGCAGAAGGAAGAGATTTAGGAGAATTAGGTTGGGAGGATTCCATCAAACAGGATTCCCAGGATTTTGAGCCAATTCCGGAGGGGGATTATAACGTAACTATTGAGAAATATGACCGCAGTAGATCAAAAGGTGAAGGTAAACTTCCACCGTGCAGGATGGCGGTTGTGTATTTTACCGTACACACTCAAAATAGAGATGTAACAATCCGTGAGAATTATATACTGCACAAAAATCTTGAATGGAAACTGTCTGAGCTTTTTCGTGGTGTAGGACTAAAAAAAGAGGGCGAGGAGTTTCGTATGGATTGGAGCGCCCTGCCGGGTAAGACAGCAAAGGCTAAAATTGGAATGAAGCCTGGAATTAAGGATCCAAACAAGAAGTTCAATTACATTGAAAAGCTGTATCCAAAGGATACCAGTAAACCTGCATTTACACCGGGAGGCTTTTAAAAATGGAACTAAGGCCTTATCAAAAAGAAGCGAAGGAAGCTATTTTTGAACAGTGGGACAGCGGGGTGTTAAAAACCCTGCTGGTCCTTCCTACAGGCTGTGGAAAGACTGTGGTATTTGCCAAGGTAACAGAGGAATGTGTTCGTAAAGGTGACCGCGTACTGATCCTGGCACACAGAGGGGAGCTGCTCGATCAGGCAGCAGATAAGCTGATGAAGACAACCGGGCTTGGATGTGCCTTGGAAAAGGCAGAAAGCTCCTGCCAGGGCAGCTGGTTCCGGGTAGTGGTTGGCTCTGTACAGACATTGATGAGAGAAAAGAGGCTGGGAAGTTTCCCGGCTGATTATTTTAATACCATCATTATTGACGAAGCCCATCACTGTATATCTGACAGCTATCAGAGAGTGCTGCAGCATTTTCCGGAAGCACAGGTGTTAGGTGTAACGGCAACGCCAGACCGTGGGGATATGCGGAACCTTGGCGTATATTTTGAATCCCTGGCTTATGAGTACACCCTTCCTAAGGCAATCAAGGAAGGATACCTGTCCCCGATCAAGGCGCTGACAATTCCACTCAAGATCGATATGAGCAGCGTTTCTGTACAGGCAGGGGACTTCAAGGCAAGTGAGATTGGTACTGCGCTGGATCCATACCTGGAAGGAATCGCCCAGGAGATGCAGAAATACTGCATGGATAAAAAAACTGTGGTATTTCTGCCGCTGGTAAAGACCAGCCAGAAGTTCCGGGATCTCCTAAATGCTTATGGTTTCCAGGCGGCAGAAGTAAACGGAGACAGCCAGGACAGGGCTGAGGTATTAAAAGATTTTGATGCTGGTAAATACAACGTGTTATGTAATTCCATGCTCCTGACAGAAGGCTGGGACTGCCCGTCAGTTGATTGCATTGTGGTATTAAGACCTACAAAGGTAAGAAGCCTTTACTGCCAGATGGTGGGACGTGGCACAAGACTTTCACCAGAAACAGGAAAAGATCATCTGTTGCTGTTGGATTTCCTTTGGCATACAGAGCGGCATGAACTGTGCCACCCCGCAAGTCTGATCTGTGAGAATGAAGAAGTAGCCCAGAAGATGACGGAGAACCTGGAACGAGAAGTCGGCATAGCTATTGATATTGAAGAGGCGGAAAAGACTGCCTCAGAAGATGTAGTCGCACAGCGTGAGGAATCCCTGGCTAAACAGCTGGCAGAGATGAAAAAACGGAAAAAGAAGCTTGTAGATCCACTGCAGTTCGAGATGTCTATTCAGGCAGAAGACCTGTCCAGTTATGTTCCGTCTTTTGGATGGGAGATGGGACCGCCATCTGACAAACAGAAGCAGACACTGGAAAAGCTGGGAATCATGCCGGATCAGATTGAGAATGCAGGGAAGGCAGCTAAGATTCTTGACCGTTTGGACAAGCGTAGAAATGAGGGGCTTACTACCCCGAAGCAGATCCGCTTCCTGGAGGGCAGGGGATTTAAACATGTGGGGACCTGGCAGTTTAACACAGCCAAGAATTTAATTGACAGGATTGCCGGGAACGGATGGAAGATCCCGAACGACGTTGTACCACAGGAATATAAAGGAGCATAAACATGGAGCAGAGGACAAGCCTTACAGAGATAATTGAATACATCGATCCCGGTTCCCTGAGCTATCAGGACTGGGTGAATGTCGGAATGGCACTGAAACTGGAAGGCTATCCGGTAAGCGTCTGGGATCAGTGGAGCCAGAAGGACTTTGGACGGTACCATGCCGGAGAATGTGAGAAGAAGTGGAGAAGTTTTTCTGGTTCCACCTCTCCGGTAACTGGTGGGACTATTGTACAGATGGCAATGGAGCGCGGATGGGTGCCGGAAAAAGGCCATGAACTGGACTGGAACGATAGTATACAGGTAGACAGTGACCGTGTAGTAGTGGATAAGAACTGGCTGGAAGGCAGGGAAATCCAGGAACCAAAGAACTGGAACCCGGCAGAGCAGCTGATCACATATCTGGAAACCCTGTTTGAAGCTGGGGAAAACGTAGGGTACGTAACTGGAAGTTGGGAAAAGACAGACGAGAAAGGTACCAGATGGCTTCCACAAAAGGGAAGCTGGGACCGTACTGCAGGACAGCTGATCGAGCAGCTGAATACCTGCAAAGGCGACATTGGAGCTGTGCTGGGTGATTACAATCCGGAAGCTGGCGCGTGGATCCGTTTCAACCCACTGGATGGAAACGGCTGTAAAAACGAAAATGTAACGGAATACAGGTATGCTCTTGTAGAATCTGATCACATGGAAATCGACCAGCAAAACGCTATCCTACGTGAGCTGGAGCTTCCCATCGCCTGCCTGGTGTATTCCGGGAAGAAAAGCCTTCACGCAATCGTGAGGGTAGATGCAGCGGATTACAGCGAGTACAGGAAGCGCGTTGACTATCTGTATGAAGTCTGCCAGAAGAACGGGATTGATGTAGATACCCAGAACCGGAACCCTTCCAGATTGTCCAGGATGCCCGGTGTAGAACGTGGGGAAAAGAAGCAGTTCATTGTGGATACCAACATAGGAAAATCCTCCTGGAATGAATGGTATGAGTGGATTGAAGGTGTGAATGATGATCTTCCGGAGCCGGAAGGTCTGGAAAGTGTCTGGGACAATCTTCCGGAGCTGTCACCCTGTCTCATTGACGGGGTGCTCCGTAAAGGGCATAAGATGCTGATCTCTGGACCATCTAAGGCTGGTAAGTCTTTCCTACAGATAGAACTGTGTATCGCTATAGCAGAGGGCAAGAAGTGGCTGCAGTGGCATTGTGCGCAGGGACGTGTGATGTACGTGAACCTGGAGCTTGACCGGGCAAGCTGTCTTCACCGTTTTAAAGATGTATATGAGTCCCTTGGCTATGTCCCAGACAACCTGCAGAATATTGATATCTGGAACCTTCGAGGAAAGTCTGTACCTATGGATAAGCTTGCACCAAAGCTGATCAGAAGGGCAGCAAAGAAGAATTATGTAGCGATCATTATAGACCCGATTTATAAGGTCATTACTGGTGATGAGAACAGTGCCGATCAGATGGCGAACTTCTGTAACCAGTTCGATAAAGTGTGTACAGAGCTTGGCTGCGCCGTGATCTACTGCCATCACCACAGCAAAGGAAACCAGGGAGGCAAGAAGTCCATGGACCGCGCTTCTGGATCCGGTGTATTTGCCCGTGATCCGGATGCACTTCTGGATTTGATCGAGCTAGAGCCGACAGAGGCATTGATGAAACAGGAAGAAAATAAGGCTGTCTGTGGAACTTGTAAAGCATATCTGGATGCACATTATAAGTGGCAGGATGACCTCTCACAGGACGATCTGTTGAGCAGTACGCAGATGTTGGGTTACTGTGAGGCACACCTGGACAAATGGCAGAAAATAGCCCTGGATAAGCAGATAACGGCTGCAAAAGTGGCAGTACAGGCGCGTACTGCATGGAGAATTGAGGGAACCCTAAGGGAATTTCCGAAGTTCGAACCGGTCAATATGTGGTTCGATTATCCGGTACACAGGATTGATCAGGTGGGAAGCCTGAAAGATCTGCAGTTGGAAGATGATAAGCCAGCATGGCAGAAAAAACAAAAATCTCCAGAAGAAAGAAAAAAAGATAAGGAAGATAGTCTGAGGTTAGCGTTTGAAGCGAATGACATGGACGGAAATGGCAGTGTGAAAATATCTGATCTGGTCACATATATGGGTGTTACTTTAAACACGGTTAAGAAATATGTGGACAGTTCAAAAGAATTTAAACGTGAAAATGGAATGATCTTTAAGGTGTCAAAGGTGTCAAAAAACAATGAATGACATTTGACAGCGAGGTGTCAAATCTGTCAAAAAGTATAAAATTGACATTTTTGACAGTGGTGTCAAAAGTGTCAAAAACACTAATTTGATAGGTGCAGTGAGGTGTCAAAAAATGGGGTGTCAAATACCCCTATATATATAGGGGTATTTGACACACACCCAATTTTGACACACACACCTCTAAGCAAAATTGACAGGAAGAATTGACAGGGGGATGAAAATAATGGAAACGAATGAAAAGTATTATTGTCCTTTTGCGAAAAATGAATGCATGACTTATGGCTGCGGATTATATAGTCCATTTTATGAAAGCTGTTCATTTCTCTTAATCGCAGAGGGTATGAAAGAAATTTCTTTTTCTGCTGATGATACAAATTTAGATTGTGCACTAAGAGTTAGCATTCAAAAACCAAAAGGGGAGTAATTTATGAGCAATGAATTTTTCATGGCAATGGTTCCACCGACTGTAACCCATCAGGAAAAACAGGTCAGGGTTGCCGGAGGAAAGCCAGTGTTCTATGAGCCACCGGAATTAAAGGCAGCCAGACAGAAGCTGGTAGCATACCTGGGACAGCATGTACCAGATGAACCATATCACTGTGGAGTCAGGCTGATCACAAAGTGGTGCTTCCCCAGGGGAAAACATTTGGATGGTACCTACAGACTTTCCAAACCGGATACGGACAATCTGCAGAAACTATTAAAGGACTGCATGACGAAAGTTGGTTTCTGGGATGATGATGCACTGGTGGCTTCGGAGATCGTGGAAAAGTTCTGGGCGGAAGTCCCTGGGATTTATGTCCGGATCGACAGGCTGCCATGATCTGGCTGACGCCCCAGGAACGAAAAGCTCTCTGGGAAGAATATCCGGAAGTACAGGAGATGTATGAAGAGTACAACAGTATTCTTCCGGAAGATGATGGAGCCTGGGAGAGAGTTGCAGAACGTTGTCACCAGATTAGAGAACAATACCAGACGCTGCAAGTAGAAGTCGCACTGCAGGATGTAGTGTGGCAGCTGGAATGTCTGGCAAAAAGAAAAAGAGGAGATTAAGCTATGCTACAGGAAATGAAGTTAGAGGATGCATTGAAGAAATTTCTCCAGGGGAAGAAAGTCCTGGTCATGTATGATGAGACACTGGAAGCTGATAAATCAGCATTTACAGTAGAGCCACTGGAAGAAATGCTGAAAAGAAATCGCTTCCTGGTTGAGGTACCGGCTGTGGAGAATCCGGATTTTAAAGAGGCTGTGCATCAGATGGTAACACCGGAAAAACTGCCCCCCCAAGAACCTATTCGGGAAGAACCAGAGGTAGTGCCTATGGAAATCAATAAAAATCTGACGCGGGAGTCAAGAGGATATGCCGGATTTTTACATATCCGCTGTGAGCACTGTGATAAGACAAAGACCTTCTGTACCAAACATCAGCTTAGTTATTACGGCTGTAAAGAATGCGGCAAGAAGACGGACCTGAAGAATTTGAAACTGGCATTTATCAACTGTGAATGCGGCGGTATGGCAAGATATTTCACAAATGAGACTGCAGAGCTGATCGAGCTGAACTGTATAAACTGCGATATGCCAGTTGCACTGAAATACAATGCCAAGAAGAAACTGTATGAAACGATAAGGAGCTGACCATGGCAGAAAAATATAAAACCTGTAAACACAGTACTGGCAGAGTAGGGGAACTGATCGTATACGTCCACCCAACCTGTCCAAGGCTGTCAATGATAAAAGGCACCTTATGTAGCAGTAAGATCCGCTGCAGGGAGTGCAGGAGCTGGGAGGTAAAATAGATGATACCAAAATGCAGTGAATGTGATTTTTGCAAGATGACAACCAGGGCGAATGCTAAATTTAACAAATCTGGGATATACGGAAGAGGCGAATTCTTCTGTGAAAATCCAGAAACAGAGAAATTGCCGAGAAAAGCATTTGGCAATAAGATGGAAGGCTTTATAGGCTTTGGAACTCCAGAAAGAGAATCAAAATTAACTTTAAAGACAAGTCCAGGATGGTGTCCAAGGAGGGAAAGTAAATGGTAGATGTAATTGTTGCAATGGGTGTTGGCGTGCTGATCGGAGCCTTTGGCGTGATCGCCTGGCTCCTGCATGATTAAAACAGAGGTGAGCATGATGATTGAAATCGTTAGTGTGGAACAGAAAGAAGTGACGGATCAGGAAGCTGCTGAGGCGATAAATACGATTAAGCGGTACTGTGACTGCAGATACTGTTGTGACTGCACTATCCGGAAAGTATGCCAGGAGTATTTTGATAACAGTGACGCATATCCGGATGACTGGCCGGAAGTGGAGGTGCCAGATGATTGATGAGAAGAGGGTGCTGCAGGTTGCCAGGGAATTAAGCATGAACTCGGACAAGGCCAGGAAGCTCCTGGAGGATGCCAGATCGGAACCGGCAATCATGAAGCGGATACATAAGTATGAGCAGCTTGTGGGAGGTGACAGAGGTGGACAAGACGGTGCTGGAGCAGTATGTGGAGCTGAAGGAAGAAATCAAAGACCTACATAACCGCATAGACCGGGACAGGCGCAGGCTGGTCAAGATTGAGAGCGAGGGTGTGGTATCTGATACCGTGAAGGGAACCAGAAAGGATGGCACCATCGGCCCGATCAAGATAACCGGCTACCCTTTTCCGGAAGTTGACCAGGTGAAGGGTATGATCAAAAAGCGGGTAGCAAAGCTTCACATACTGGAAGATGAACTGCAGGACGCACTGAATGCAGTAGATGATTTTATCCGGGAAATCCCACAAAGCGATCTGAGAATGATGTTTCGTTTTTATTACCTGGATGATATGACATGGGTGGCGGTAGCAGTAAACATGAACAGCCGGTTTCCGAAACGGAAATATACAGAAG